TGTAATGACAATTCTCTGACAAATGTAAGACATTTGTCTTGCAGAATTTCAAGACCATTATTTTTTTTTGTCCAATTCAATGTCTCTTTTAATCTGCCTAGATCTAAAGGATCCACATATTGTCCAATCCTTTTCTCAAATCTAAAAGATCTTTTGAGAAATGTCACATCTTCTATATCTCTAGGATCGATATTGAATGACTCCTTATTTTCAGGAGTATAAATCAAACCAAACCTTTCCATTGCTTTACCAATGGTATTCTCATTATATCTATCTTCGAAAACTTCGGTGCAACTCATTAAAGAATCATCACCAAAGGTTATCAAACACACAGATTTATTGAATTCCCAAAAATTGCCTATATTGCAATCCGTGAGATAAAAGAAGCTTAATTTATGGACTAGCCTATTATACATACTATTAATTATAGCAGTTAAAACATGACCAGAAACTAATCCAGAATCCCACCGTACGACTTTATCTTCGTATAAATGGTGGGTACTCATTAAAGTTGTCCACAAGGTTCTACGTATAGAATAATCTCTAGGATTACTGTATTTTTCATAAAATTTTAAAGGTATCGCCAACAAGGCACTAGAAATTTGAGGCGCGTGCCCTGTATCAAATCCTTTAAAATCTCCTGCATTTATCCTCTTTGATTTGCTATGGAGTAGAATAGTTAAGATATGCCACTCATTGCTATGTGGATTTATGCCAATAGCAGAACCGTTTTCCAGACGATTTGCATGGAACCAGTTTATGAAGGTACCAAAATATTTTCTGAATAAGAAAACTAAACTCATTGGTGCTGCGCTAAAATTACGCGTACTCACTTCGTCAATTTTCTTTTTCTTTCTTAATTCGTCCTTCAAATTGTCGACAAATATAAATTCTGGGATAATATTTTCTGCTAATGAATCTTCCATTTCTGAAACTTCATTTAGAAAAGCACTCCATTTTGGCGATGATAAGTTATATTCTCCTTCAACACCTAACCACGCTGTTTTTCCTTTCATGCCTTCTTTTTCGAAGCAGTAAGGATATCCTGGACTTGTTTTTCTACTAAGTGGACTAAAATCCGTACTAAACTCTAAGCCACAAACTGTTTCTTCGTTTGTCAATTTTCTTCTTTCAATTTCAAACTTAGAAACATTGAAGTAAAAATCTACTTCAGAATCTATGGCTTGCTTGAGAATAGTTGTGGGTACATACACACCACTATTATAGTTATACTTTGTCAAAGACTTAACTACCGGGTCTACAAAAACATTGTCACGTAGAACAGGACGTAGTATAGAAGGAAAGTGTGTTGGTTGTTGAAATATTCCAAACATACTAGACCTGACAATCTCACTTTTGGTGACTCTATCAACAGGTTTAGCCATTTGTTCAACTGTATATCTGTCATCTAGTATAGTACCCAAATCATCACTGCTATTAGCAATTTTGCTCTGTATCGTTTCACAAGCATTAAATGCCCACTCTACGTCTTCGGAAAATATAGGAGCAGCTACAGCAGTTCCTATATCACTATTGCCTGCAGTGTGTAAACCCAATATTTTTTT